CCACCCACATATTCTGGTTTCGGGAAAGGGCGACGTTCGGGCAGGTGTTTTCGCTCATGCTTTGTTCCTCTGAGTCGTATAAAAGGTGTGCAGATCGACGGTGACGGACAGGGTATAGCGCCCATCCTGTCCCGTTCCTGGATCCTGTAGCGTTGTTTCCTCGCATCGGAGTTCCCCGCCGGAAGGCAAGGGGAGGGCGGTACGGCGGAAGGCGTTTTCGATGCGCCCCTGCAAGGCGTAGCCTGCGGGGACGGGCATGTCCGGGGGCAGGGACAGCGTGACGACATAGACGCCCACGCGCTTGGAGAGGGCGTCCGGCCCGCCGAGTTCCCCACGGAAGCTCTTGCCCATGTTCAGCTTGCGGGCGACGAGCACCTGATCGGGTGAAGGCGTGGTCTTTTGCCCCATTGGAAGGATGTGGGCGTCGGCGCCGACCGTCTGGAAGATCAGGGCGTCCAGCACGGCGTAGAGATCGAAGAGGCTCGCGTACATCAGGCTTCCCTCGCCATTTGCCCGAGCTGTTCCGCGGCCTCCCGGAAGGTAAGGGCGATGAAGCCCGCGGGGGCCTGCTCGGACCATCCGGCCTCAAGGAAAGGCATATAGTCGAGATCGCTTGTGATGCTGAACAATTCCGCGTCGGCCCCCACTTTGGCGATGGCTTGTTCCACGGCGGCCGACACGTCGCCCCGGAACTCGGGGTAATCGCCCGCCGGGGGCACGGCGTCGCTCGGTTCCGCGTTGAGGTTCCATGACGCCCGCGCCCGGCCCGTGTCTTCCGGGGTGCGTTCCACTAGCGTCCGGTAGGCTTCAAAGGCCACCAGCGCGACGGTACTCCGGGCGTATTCCGCGTACAGGGCGCACATCTCCGTCATGGCCTTGTCGAGTGCGCGGGCGTCGGACGTGCTCAGGCGGTCGAGTTCGGCCATGCGGCGCTTGATGGCCTGGCGGCGGCTTTCGATGGCGGCAATGTCCACGGCTACCCCCTGCGGATCAGGATGTTGTGGACCAGTGCCGTATCCCCCGGGGCCACGGGTGCGGAGTCCACGACGCTCCATGTTTCGCCGTCCATGATGATCTGGTCGGGGACGGCGGGCACGGGAAGGCCGGAGGCCGCGGCGAGGATGATGCAGTCCCCAAGCTGTATGGGCAGTTCCGGGTTTTCTTCGATTTTGGCGTTCTTGCGTATGCCCTTGAACGGGGTATCCTTGATCGAAGGTTCATAACGCATGGTCTGATCGTTGTAGACCTGTCCATCCTTCTTCTGACGGTAGATCATCCGTTTGCCGAACTTGTTGATCAATTGGCGTGCGGTCCTGCCCACGCTGGCGTACAGGGATGCGCTCATCCTCTTCCCACCTCCATGATGCCCCCGCCCTTGCCCGTGCAGACGGTACCGAGCCCGGCGAACAGGCCGGACAGCGAGGGGAATACGGTTTCCGCCGGGGCCGTGCCGTTGTAGGCGATGCTGATCACGTCCACGCCCAGGCTGGCGATGTCCCCGCCCCGGTCAGCGGCGCGAGGTAGTCCTGTTCGACGAAGAAGCCCGCCAGTTCGCAGCAAGCCTCGACGACTTCCGCAGGGACTTCATCCGAAGGGACAGGCCCGTCCTGCGTACTTACGCCCGCCCGAGGCCACGCCATGCGCTGCGAGCGGGAAGCCTTGCGCCCGTTCCACATGACCTTGCGGTTGAGCCAGTCAGAGGCGCGGATCAGCGCAGCCTCCTTCTGGGCTTCCGCCAGTTCGTCCGTCCATGCGGCCGTCAGCCGGGCGGCATGGTAGGCGTCGGCATCGGCAACGCTGGCGAAGCTGTTGGCCCCGGCGGGCAGGGTGCCGTCTTCAACGATGAGGGGCATGGTTTTCTCCTTGAAGTCCCGTTCTTGGTTTCGGGCGGGGGCGGAGGGTATTCCCCCGCCCGGTCGAAGCGCGGGGCTACTTGCCCTTGCGCTTCTTTTTCCTGGGGGTGCAGGTCATGGCGGTGTCCTTGCCGTTGGGGTTACGCTTGCGGTTGCCCGGGGACGTCACTGCCGGCGCGGGCTCCGCTGGCGGCGAGGACATGGGCCAGCACGTCGGCCTTGGCGGTGATCGTCGCGGGGATGGCGATGCCGTGCGCCTTGGCATGGTCACGCAGCTCCGCCAGCGTCATCAGGTCAAGAGGCTTGTTTGCGTTCGGCTCGGCGGAGGAGGGCTCCGGCGTGGCGGTCGTGACTTCCGAGTTCCAGAACTGGTGCTTCGACGGATCGAAATCGGCCTCGTTGATGACGATGAACCCGCTCGCCGTTTCCACGCTCCTGATCCTCACTGTGCTGATGTGCATGGAGCCTCCTACCCGGCGATGCGGCAGCCGAGTTCCCGGCGCACCACGTCCGCGCCGTACAGGATGTCATAGCTGAACCGGGTGCGCTTGTGCTCGCGGGAGACTTCCAGACGGAGGGACAGGCCGGAAACCGGGTCCACGGCGGACTGGGTGAGGTTGCCGAGGCCGTTGGCGGAATCCATCAGCGGGCGCGTGGCGAAGGCGATGGCGTCGCGGTGGAAGGCGAGGCTCACCACCTGCGCTCCGGCCTCGTTCGCGCCGTTCACGGTGAGCGCGCCTTCGGTCATGACGCTGGCCTCGAAAGAGGGCACCTGCTGGTCCATCGCCCAGTCGAAGCCGTACTTGCGCCCGATGGTCCCGTCGATGATGGGCCGCGCGTCGCCGGACTTGCTCACGTCCGCGAACCCGGACAGGCCGAGCGCGGCGGCCTCGGCGTCGGGGTCCAGCACGATGCGTCGATCATTGACCGGGGCAAGCTGGCGGTTCAGCACCTTGCGGGCGTTGGTGGCGTCGACCACGGTGGAGAAGGGCGTGGTGCCGGGCGTCCCGACCATGCCGTAGAACTTGCGGCCCAAGCCGAGCAGGGTGGCGTTCACGTCGTTGGCGATGGCTTTGACCGCTTCGCTGGCCTGCATGGGGATGACGCCGCGATTGGCCTCCATCAGATCCTTGTCGGTCAGGTAGAAAGGCGCTTCCATCCAGCGGTCGAGCTTGATGGTGGCGGACACGGGGCTGATGTCGCCCGTGTCCTGCGAAGTGGCCCCCGGCGTGACGGCCTGCGCCTTGATCGCAGAGGGGATGGGCACGTCGATGCTGGCCCCCTGCTGCGCGGCAAGGTTGCTGTAGTCCGAGTTCACGAGGCGGGGCATGACGCAGGTGCCGCGCAGGGCGAGCAGGCCCTGTGCGAGCAGCTTGTCGACGACTTTGGACAGATCGTTCATGGAAAAATCCTCTTGGTGCGCGCGGCTACTGGGCCGCGACGGTTACTTCGCCCTTGGCGATGGCTTCAAGGTTGGCTCCGAAGGCGCTCATGTCGCCCTTGGGGATGATTTTTGCGCCGGGGGCGTACGCGGAGTTGGGATGGCTGCCGGAGCCGCCGTCCGGGGCCTTCAGGATGCGGTCCTTCATGGGGTATTTGTCGATGATGGCCTCAAGCGCCTCTTCGGGCGCGGCGAAGGTGCCGGGATCGGAGCGGCTGAAAATGGGCTGGCCGTTCATGGTGGCAACCACGCGCAGCTCGCCGTTTTCCTCCTTCACCTCGAAATGCCTGCCGAACGAGGCGTAGGCCACGTCGGAGGGAAGCACGGTCTTGTCCTTCAGGAACGCGCTGGAATCGAAGATGCCCTTGACCAGCAGCGTACGGATGGAGGCTTCCTTGGCGGCCAGCCTGTCGGCGGAATCTTTCTTGGAGTCGGCGAGGGCCTTTTCGAGATCGGAAATCTTTCCGTCATAGGACTTCTTGATTTCCATCTTGAGGTCGTCGACTTTTCCCGCGTCGATGAGCTTCCCGGCGTCAAGGTTGGCGACGGTTTCCAGGGCGGCCTTGACCTTTTCCGGGTCAATGCCGTCAAACGCCTTGAGCTGGCTGGTCAGGGCGTCGATGTCCTTGCGCCGTCCGGCTGATTCTGCGTTGACGGCGGAAATTTTGTTCACGAGGTCGGGGACGTTATACGCAATCTCCGCACCGTCTTCGGCAACCCATACGGGGAAGCCGTCCTTCACCACCACATGGCCGTTTTCGTCGAGCTTGAGTTTCATGGTATCCTTCTCGGTTCGGGTTATGGCTTCACGCCGGGGTATTCCTTGGCATCACGCCACGATAGGCGGGCAGGGCCGCATAATTGGGCATGAGTATAGACCCGCAGCAGGGATGTGCCGCAAGGGGTTGCTTGAGTGTTTTTTGCGTGGAGGGGAGCGGTTGGGCTCAGGGGGATCGTCCTGCCAGCCGTTGCATAGGGAATGGCGGGACCGACCTGTACTTCGGCTGGAACCGTGCGGAAAATTTTTCCC